TAGCGTTGAAATCAAGACTAGACACTTTAAAAGGATAACCTTTATGCCAATGGTTACAGAGAATGTCGTGTTAGCAGCTAAAGCAGCCCTTTCACAAATAGATTACACTGGTGGCGAAACAGATAACATAGAAGCATTAGAAGCCTTAATTGGTGCGATAATAGATGAAATTATCACTAATGCGGAAGTAACTGTCACAGGTGGAAGCAGTGCTGGTGTTTATAAAATCACGTAACACAGAAGGTTCACATGGCAGATATAAAATTAAATTCTTCACATGATTTACTCATTGAAGGGAAAGACATCTCTATGTTCGAAACAATAGAAGATGGAACTGTTCAAGCAGTTAAAATTAGATTACAGAATTATCAAGGAAATTGGTTTTTAGATTTAAACAATGGTATCCCTTATTATCAAGAAATATTCGGGTACAATAATACTAAAGAATTAGCCGATACCTATATAAAAACAACAATAAAGAACACAGATAATGTCACAAGTATTACAAGTTATACAAGCACAATTGAAGATACTAAATTAAAAGTAGTATTTTCCGCTAAAACTTTAGTCGGTGCTGATTTAACAAACGTGACATTATTTGTGTGATCCATTATTTAGGAGTACAGTATGGCTTTTGGAGTAACCGATGCAGGTTTCAAAGCGAAGAAGTTTGACGATATAAAAACTGAGGTTGCTGCAAGCCTTAAAACCGAATTAGGGATTGATATAACTTCTCTCCCTGATAGTGTAGCAGAAGTTATTACCAACATTTACATTCTCCCTGTTTCACAAGCTTGGTCAAATACTCAAAGTTTACAATCAATGTTTGACATTGATAAAGCTACTGGTGTGTGGCTAGATAATCTTGTTGCATTAAGAGGTGTTCAACGTTCTAAAGGTACATACCCTTTCGGTAATATTTATGTAACTACCTCAGCCCCTGTTAATATAGTAGCAGGGAGTAGCTGGTCAGATTCAGATGGAAACACTTTTACTAATGAATCTAATGTAAGTATTACAACTGAACTCGCAGTTAAAGCGTTGTATGATGTAGAAGATGATTCTATAGGGGATTATGTTCTTGTTATAGATGGTGTCACTTATTCTGAAAATAAAGCAGTTAGTGAAACCTTAGAAGATATTTTAACAGCTTTAAAGGTTCTGATAGAAACGGATCGACCTGACCTATTAGTAACCCCTACCTCTAATACAATTCAAGTAGAAAGTGTAGACCCTTTAACGCAATTCTCTATCACTTCTGGAGAAAGAATCACTTTAACAGAGTTAACAGGGTATGGTCAAATATCTTCGGATGTACTGTCAACACAAATTTACCCAGAGAACACTGTTGTAAATGCACCTCCTTACACTGCTATAATCTCTGCAACAAACCCTCTTCCTATTCAAAATGGTTCTGGAAGGGAAGATGATGATACTCTTCGTGCAAGGTATAAAGCTACAGAACGTTCAGGCAAGGGTACAGTTGAGGCAATCCGTTCGGCATTGTTAAGTATCTCAGGTGTAACAAACGCAATTGTCCTTGAGAATGACCAAAGCGAATATGATTACGAAAATGATATATCTCCTTACGCATTCAAATGTGTTGTGAAAGGAGGTAATGCTCAAGCAATAGTAGATACCATATGGGCAACTAAACCTGCTGGAATAGCCTCTAACGGGGATTCTAAAGGTATTATCACTGATAGTCAAGGTATCCAACATTCGATATCGTACTCAAGAGTAAAAGATAAATACG